ATTCCTTGAAGAGTAGTGTGCGCGTGTCCACCTTATCGATGAACGGCCCGAAGAACTTGCGAAACTGTTGACGGTTGTCGTGCCAGTGCATGTTCGTGAGGGTTTGCGCGCACTCAAGCTCCTTAGGATCGAGAGTAGGCATGGTGCGAGAGTATCAGGAGAAACGATAAAAACTTTCAGTTTAACGGTGTTGTTGACGATTTAGAACTGTAAAATCGTTCCCTTTAGCGCATAGCCGCCTCGGGGACCACCATGTCTCGATCTAGTGTTTAAACCTGCACTTTGCTCTCGTGCATTTTCCCAATGCCAGATCTCGACACGGACGCGTTGCCATCTGTTCAAGTTCCTCCTTAGAGTATACTTTAGCTTTAGGTCTTTCTTCGACCTTAGCGATGGGCCTGCCGGTAGCTTCCGGTTTGGCTGGTTTGGGTGGCAGGACAACCACACCGTTAACCACAACCGCCTCCTTGACTTCATGTGTTTGCTCCGCCGTGTCGCACAGCGGTGGGCTCAACAGCAAACTTCGGTCCTTAGTTGACCTAACCAATTCGATCCAGGTTTGGAAAGACAGAAAATCGAATTTTGGGAGTTTACTAGCCACTGAGTTACGCATCCAATCCTCTGTTCCCTCTCCATTGGGGAATTGGTTGTCTGCGTCGCCGAGTGAATGATATTGCGCTAGTTCCACTAATCGTTTATCTTGGTCGGGTACTGACTCTGGAAATGTCTCCACGATCATTTTAGCCAAGGTGCCAATGATGGGCGTGTTCTTGTCTGTAAGAAAGTAGGAATACATTTTCTCCGTAATTTTTTGGAAAGCCGAAATTGACGCTGGTAAGCTTACTGTAGTGTGTAGCTTAGTCAACTGTCTCTTAACATCACACATGGAGTCCGTAGCTCCTTGCCACACGTCTGGTCCATATTCCCTCGCAAGGAACATCAGGCCAGTTTGACCTCGTTCGACGATGTCTATCTCGAGCACTTGGCCCACAGCTGCAGTGGTTTTAACATAAGCAGCGGGGTCAACGTCGGGTGTCAAGCCATCGTCGCCACCATATATACCCAGGCGAGCCCAGGCTTCATCAGGTGACAAGAAATGTCCAGTTGCGTCCTTTGTTTCCCGTAGTGCTCGATATGCCATATAGGCATTATCCATGGAGTTGAAGTCAGATGTTTCAGGGCTGCCAGATAACCTAGCGTCGCCGGTGGGGTATTTCACCCCAAATGTAGTGACGGCGCGCTGGTTTTTCTGGCTAGCTAACAGCTCTGCTAACTCAACATGGTAGCG